CGACCGCTGACAACGACATCAACGCCCTCAAGGCGATGGGTTCGATTCCGGGCGGTTACACCGTGAACCACTTCTTGACCGACACGAATGCTTGGTTCTTGACGACCGACGTTCCGAACGGCATGAAGCACTTCGTTCGTACCCCGCTGCAAAACAGCATGGACGGAGACTTCGATACGGGCAACGTGCGGTATAAGAGCCGCGAGCGTTACTCGTTCGGATGGTCTGATCCGCTGGGCATGTTCGGTTCGCCGGGCGCGTCCTGATGAGACTGGGGAGGGGGGCTTCGGCCCCCCTTTCCTTTTTAGGTTTCTAGGCGTATATAGGGTCTATCGGGAAAAAATTTTGCTTACCAGACAGACCCGACTGACGACATGCAGACTGGTAAGCACAACTCGCATGTGAGGTATTTGAAATGGCACGTACTACGTTCTCCGGCCCGGTGGCTTCCGACAATGGTTTTATCGGCGCTATCGACTCCGCTTCTGCCACGATCACCAATCTGGTCTGCACGACCCTGACGATTGGTAGCACCAAACTGACGACCGGTTCGGTGTCGGGCACGGTGTCGGTTCAGGCCGGTCGTATTCCGGTTCTTATCGGCAGCACCACGCTCTACATCGGTTTGTACGCCAGTCTCGTCCCGTAAGATTTCGTGGGGGGCGTAAGCCCCCTTCATCCATTACAGGAGACGGAGAATGGGTATGCAAACAGATGTTCTAGCCAGTAAAGTCGCTACGGACGCTGGCGATTTGTTGGATCAGAATAGCCTCGTTATCGGGCGTAGTCGCGTCAAAGCGATCTACATTGTTCCTGATTCGGGTGCAGGTACGGTGACGTTTCGTGACGGCGGGGCTAGTGGCCCGACCAAAATTGTGGTGAATACCAAGGGTAGTTCCACTGCACCAGACTACATCCTGATGCCGGGTGAAGGATTGCTCTTCCAAACGAGCGTCTACATCGTGCCGTCAGCCGTCGTTTCAACGATGGTGATCTATGGCTAAGTCACCGGCTTGGCAGCGTAAGGAAGGCAAAAACCCCGCTGGCGGCTTGAACGCCAAAGGCAGGGCGTCTTACAACAAAGCCAATCCGGGTAAGCCGGGTCTGAAGCGCCCTCAACCCGAGGGTGGTGCCCGTAAGAAGTCGTTCTGTGCCCGTATGTCGGGTATGAAGAAGAAACTGACGAGTGCCAAGACGGCTAACGATCCGAACAGCCGTATCAATAAGTCCTTGAGGGCTTGGAACTGCTGAGATGCCGAGTAAATCTAAAGCCCAGCATAATTTGATGGCAATGGTTGCTAACGACCCCAAAGCAGCCAAGCGTGTGGGCATCCCTCAATCTGTGGGTCGTGATTATGTTAAGGCCGACAAAGGCCGCAAATTCAAAGGTAAATCCAAATGAAAGAGTCCAAGGCAATGATGAAGAAGGAAGTGTCCTTTATGAAGAAGAAGGGCGCTCCGAAGTCCATGCTGAAGCACGAAATGGCTGAGATGCGTGGCATGAAGAAAAACGCTAAGGGAATGATGGGCGGCGGTATGGCCTATTCTAAGGGTGGCTCGACCGGTGGTTCCTACCGCAAGGCTGCTGACGGCATTGCCAGCAAGGGCAAGACCAAGGCTAAGATGGTCAAGATGCGTATGGGCGGCCCCTGCGGTTAAAGGTGACTACCATGAAACACAAGACGAGAAAATTTGAAATGGGCGGCCCTACTAGTTACGCCGAATCCGGTAGTGCGGGCGGGTCTAACATTAGTTTTAAGGATGCTTTTAAAGAAGCCCGTAAGGCTGGACTCGATGTATTTACATGGCGAGGCGATAAGTACACAACCAAACTTGAGTCTCCTAAGAAGTCTGATGAACCTACCAAGGTTAAAAAGACCGAAACCACTACGGAAGTTGAAACTCCTTCTTCAGACCGCCCGCGTTCCGGTGGTCGTGGCAGTAAGCCGGGTTCGGCAAAGGTTGGTACGGGACGCTATGATGATCCGACTTCCACCTACATGGATCGGGTGCTTTCACCGTTTAAGCGATTGACCGGCGGTAATTTGTTCGGCCAACGTGAAGTTGAGCGCGTTGCTCGCAGTGCGGGAGTAGGTACGGAAGAAGCCCGTCGCAGATTGCGCGAGGCTGGGATGAACCGTGGCGGTGCCGTTAAGAAAATGAATAAGGGCGGTATGCCTGACCTGACCGGCGACGGTAAAGTGACCCGCGCTGACGTACTCAAGGGCCGTGGCGTGTTTAATAGCGGGGGCAGTGTCAAAAAGATGGCTGGTGGCGGTACGGCTTATTCTTCCGCTTCCAAGCGTGCTGATGGAATTGCCAGCAAGGGTAAGACCCGAGGCCGGATTATTTAAATATGAATCGCATCCCTAAATACACTGCAGGGATGTTTAAAAAGAAGATGTCTCGATTTGGGGCATCTTCGATTCGTATGCCGCGTATGCCTAAACCGCGAGTGAAGAAATTTGCAGAGGGTGGCGCTACGGGATACGAAGAAGCCCCGCCGGAGTTTGAAAAGCCCAAAAAGCGCACTTTTAAAGAAGCCTTTAGAGCCGCTAAAAATGCTGGTAGAGAAACGTTTGAATGGCAAGGTGAAACCTATCACACGTGGACTGCCGACGAAGATAAAAAGTTTTTAGACGAAGCCGGGTGGGATATCATGAAAAACCCCCCGTATAAAAAGATGGTTCGTAAACTTAGTAACTACGACATTCCAGAATCGCCTACAAAAAAGTATGTGCGTGGCGGTGGAGTCGAAATCCGGGGTAAGACCCGAGGAAAGTTTGTATGATGCCCTCGCGTGGCATGGGTGTGATCGCTCCTAGGAAAGTCCCTCGCGCCAAGCGGCGTGGGGACGACAAGCCCGTTGAGGGTACTGGGAAGCCGATCCGCCATGCCGAGGGCGGTAAGGTAAAGAGCAAGGTCAATCAGGCGGGTAACTACACCAAGCCCGGTATGCGAAAGAGCCTCTTTGAGTCAATCAAGGCTTCAGCCACGCAGGGTACTGCAGCAGGGCAATGGAGTGCCCGCAAGGCACAGTTGTTGGCTAAGCGGTACAAGGAAAAGGGCGGCGGGTATAAGTCATGAAAGCCCCGCAGCAATCGCTCAAGGCTTGGACACAGCAGAAGTGGAGAACGAAAAGTGGTAAACGATCTTCTGACACGGGTGAAAGGTATCTTCCAGAGGCTGCGATCAAGGCTCTCAGCCCTGCTGAGTATGCCCGCACCACCGCTGCCAAGCGTAAAGGGAAAGCCCAAGGTAAGCAGTTCGTCGCGCAGCCCAAGGGTGTTAAAGAAAAAGTGAAGCCGTACAGACGGCGAGGGATGTAAATGGCCGACAAAACTACAGCCACAACCGACTTCAACCTTGATCTCAACACGATCATTGAGGAGGCTTTTGAGCGTTGTGGGGCTGAGTTACGTACGGGTTATGACTTCCGTACGTCCAAGCGTAGCCTTGCCCTCCTGCTGATGGACTGGGCGAACCGGGGTATTAACCTTTGGACGCTTGAGACGGGTACGCAGACCCTAACCTACAACCAAGGCACGTATGACCTTCCTGTCGATACGGTTGACCTGCTTGACCATGTGATCCGCACAGGCACGGGAACAAATCAACAGGACATCAACATCTCGCGTATCTCCTCTTCGACCTACCTGTCCATCCCAAACAAGAACGCGACGGGTCGCCCCATCCAGATCTGGATCAACCGGCGTACTGGAGCCACGGGTGCTGATAACGTCATCGTGTACCCGCAGTACACGGTATGGCCGAAGCCTGATAACACGACCACTTGGACGCTCGTCTACACGCGCCTTGTGCGGATGTTTGACCCCGGTGTGGGTTCTAACGGTCAGGACATCCCGTTCCGGTTTATGCCCTGCTTGGTAGCGGGGTTGGCCTACATGCTCTCCATGAAGATTCCGGGTGCAGATGTCCGCACACAGATCCTGAAAGCCCAGTACGACGAGGCTTGGGACTTGGCGGCAGGGGAAGACCGGGAGAAGGCGGCAGTGCGGTTTGTGCCCCGCCAGAGTTTCTTGGGTGGCTACTAATGCCAAATCGGTTTGCAAGTGGCAAACACGCTATTGCGGAGTGCGACCGGTGCGGATTCCGGTACAAACTTCGTCAGTTGAAGTCTTTGGTGATCAAGACCAAGAACGTAAACATCTTGGTCTGCCCGGAGTGCTGGGAGCCTGATCAGCCGCAGTTGTCGCTGGGCCTCTACCCGGTGGACGACCCGCAGGCGCTTAGGAACCCAAGACCTGACCTGAGTTACTTTGAAGAAGGCAACAACGGCGCAGGCGGTAGTAGAATGATCCAGTGGGGCTGGAACCCGGTTGGCGGGGCGAGTTCCTACGATGTAGGGTTGACCCCTAATACGCTCGCTCCGGCGGGTGAAGTAGGGACTGTAACGGTCGTAACGACCTAGGAGATTGAGATGAAGAATGGTATGCGTAAGATTGCGCGAGAAGAAGTCGGCAAGCACGAGCGTGCCATGCATGGTACGAAGAAGATGCGTGCTGGCGGCAAGACCAACACCGACATGAAGAAGTACGGTCGTGGCATGGCGAAGGTGATGAACCAGCGCAGCCCGATGCGTGGCTCCAGCGGCCCGAGGTAAGCCTTATGAACAACATGAACAAGATCAAGCCCAACACTGATTCAACGGGTCGCAATGGCTACCCTGAGAAGGATGTGAACAAGGGCGTCACCCACATGAAGATGAAGGGTGCTGGTGCTGCGACGAAGGGCACTAAGTTTGTCTCGCAGATCAACCTTGAAACCAACATGAAGTACAGGTCGGGCTGGTCGCCGTGAACTATTCGGCATTGGTGACGTTGATCCAAGATTACTGTGAGAGCACAGAGTCTTCGTTCGTCTCCAATATCCCGACGTTTGTGCAGTTGGCTGAAGAGCGGATCTACAACTCCGTTCAAATCCCTGCTATCCGCAAGAACGTGACCGGCACGATGACGGCGAGTTTCCAATACTTCTCGTTGCCCTCTGACTGGCTCTCGACGTTCTCGTTGGCGGTGATTGACCCTACTACGGGCGATTACGAGTATCTGCTCAACAAGGATGTGAATTTCATCCGCGCTTCGTACCCGCCGCCTAACTCGTACGGCAAGCCTAAATACTACGCTATTTGGAACAACGCTAGCATGATTCTTGGGCCAACCCCGGATCTTGCGTACACGGCTGAACTGCACTACTACTATTACCCGGCTTCAATCGTGACGGCAGGTACGTCATGGGTCGGGGATAATTTTGAGACCGTGCTGCTCTATGGCTCGCTCCGTGAGGCGTACACCTACCTCAAGGGCGAACAGGACATGATGCAGTATTACGACCAGAAG